GAGTCAATTAGTTATTATGAGAAGTTCCCAATGGTAACAGACGGGACAGAGTTCGATGTAGCGCACTTTGCAAACGGTGACGCGGTAGCTTTAGCAGCTACGGCATTAGTTGAGGCAATTGACGACAAGGGTTATATCTTTCTAGTTAAAGAAGTTGGATTTTCTAACACCTTTAACAGTGACTCATATAGCGCGGTAGCAGTTACAAACGACTTAGCAACTATTGAGAACAATAGAACGATTGACAAAGCAACTAGAAACCTTAGAACGTTTATAGTACCTAAATTAGGTAGCCCGTTAACTGTTAACACAGACGGAACACTTAGAGAGGACACTATTAAGACCTTTAAGGCTTTAGGTGACAAGGCTCTTTCTTCAATGGAGGCAGACGGTGAGCTTAGCGCTTACGAGGTAATTATTAACGCGGCTCAAAACGTAGTTAGTACTTCTAAGCTAGAGATCACGGTTAAACTTGTTCCGGTGGGAGTAGCTAGGGAGATTATTATTAACCTTGGATTTGTTCCAAACTTATAAAATTAAGATATGACACCATTAGTAAACGGACAAGCATACGCGTACAGTGATATAGTAGTTACTGTACTAGGTAGCCCTTTAGCGGGTATTACTGCTATCAACTACTCAGACACTCAAGAGGTAACTGAAAACTTCGGCGCTGGAAGGTTTCCAGTGTCTAGGGGGTTAGGTAAAATTGAGAGCGAGGCATCTATGACAATCGACAGAGCGGAGTTAAACGCTTTGTTAAGTGCTGCGGTCGGTAACAGACTGCAAAACATAGGAGAGTTTGATATTACAGTATCCTACGTTCCTGCGGCTAGCGCTCCAGTAACAGACATTATAAAAAATTGTAGATTTAAAAACACACCAAGCGGAGGCGCTGAGGGTGATAGTTCTGTTATGGCAGAGCTAGAGCTTGCTACGTCACATATCCTTTGGAACGTTTAAAAAGTTTCCTCATACTTTCATAAGTATATTTTTTTCATGTTTAAACCTCGGCTTTTAAAGTCGGGGTTTTTTTGTATCTTTGAAGCTCACTAAAACATGAATGAAATGAGTAAAGTAAACATTGAAGAACTAAAAGCAAAGTACACAACTATTTATAAGCTAGACGTCCCAACGGACGAAGGGGAAAAGGTTTTATACTTGCGTAAATTAGACCGCGTAACATATAGCGCAGGGGCTAAGTTGATGGAAAAGGACGAGTTACAAGCGGCAGAAATGTTTTTGAGGTCCTTAACTGTAGGGGGTGACGACGTAGAGGAGATAATTAAAGACTTTGACGCTTTACGTGTTGCTAGTTCTTTACTAGTTGAGGTAATAGGGACGAGAACGGGAAACGTAGCGAGGTTGTAAGACACTTAGAGGGGTTAGACTTAAAACTAGCCCACGAGATAGGAGGCTTACGGCCTGGTAACTTTTACGACTCAGAGGTTAAAAGTTTTGACATTGATAAGGACGAGGGGGCGCAGTGGGACGCTTTAATTAGATACCACTTTAAGACGGACCCGACAGACTTAACAGACGAGGACTATTTTAAACTTTGCGCTCAGTTAGAGTGGGTAATAAGACAAGAAAACGAGAAGTACAAAAGTTAGGACTAAAGGGGGCAATTAAAGCCCCTTTTTTTTATCTTTAACCTTATGGCAGAAAAGACCACCTACGTAATAGAGCTGAACGACAAGTTAAGCCCAGGACTTAAAAAAGCTACGGCCAAGGCTTTAGGATTAGACAAGGCTATGGGCGGGGTCGGTAAGAAGGCAAAAAAAGGCTCTAGCGGGGTTAACGCTTTAGGTGCTAGTTTAAAAGGCTTAGTAGGTCCTTTAGCTTTAGCGGCTGCGGGTATGAAGGCTTTTCAGTTTGCTAGTGAGTCAATACAAGCGGCTAGAAAATTCGAGAGTTTAACTAACGCTATTAATTTCGCTAGTGGGTCTATTGAGGAGGGCGCTAAGAATATGGATTTTTTACGCTCTAGGGCGGACCTTTTGGGGACTGACTTATTAGCGAGTACGGAGGGTTTTAAAACCTTATCGGCTGCAATGTTAGGCAGTAATTTACAAGGACAAGGAACAAGAGATATATTTGACGGTGTTCAGGTAGCGGCTACCGCTATGGGGTTAAGTTCAGAAGATGCAAAAGGGACCTTTTTAGCTTTAGGGCAGATAATGGGTAAAGGAAAGGTACAAGCGGAGGAGCTTAGGGGTCAAATTGGGGAGCGTATCCCTGGAGCGTTTAATATAGCGGCTAGGGCTATGGGTGTAACCACTGCGGAGCTTAATAAAATGATGGAACAAGGCCAGTTAATAGCTGAGGACTTTCTTCCTAAATTTAGTAACGAACTAAAAAAGACTTTCGGCAAGGCTTTACCAACGGCGGCGGAAAGTTCACAAGCTCAATTTAATAGGTTTAACAACTCTATGTTAGAGTTAAAGTTGACTCTAGGAAATAAGTTAATGCCTATTGTTAATAGGGTTATGAGTGGGTTTAAGCGTTTTATGGAGTTTTTAAAACTTAATAAGGCGGTAATAATGGACGCTTTTAGCCCTTTAATAGAGCATATTAAGGAAACTTGGAACTTATTTAAAGGATTAACCGAACAACTAGGGATAACTGGCTCAGCGTCTACTTTTTTCGCTAAGACATTAGGATATATAAAAGCGGGGTTAAATTTTTTACAGCCTATCCTTTTAGGGGTTAGAGACTTGCTTTTTTCTGTTTTGGGCGCAATAATTAAGATAGCTAAAGCCTTTGACAGTTTATTAGTTAAATTCCCAGCAATAGGTAAGACTTTTATGGGGTTTGTTTCCTTTTTTAGGGAGGGCTTACTAGTTATAAAAGACTTGGTAGTTAGTGTTTTTGGTGGTATCGGTGATATAATAGCCGGGGCCTTAACTGGAAACTTAGACCAAATGGGCGAGGGGTTATTTTCTATAGGTTCTGCTTTTGGTCCTGAGAATATAATGAAGCAAGGCAAGCGCTTAGGCAATGCTTTTGCGGACGGTTTTAAAGATGAGGCAAGCATTAAGGACGTAACTCTAAAAGGAGTAGGCGCCAAAAAGGACCGAGATTTTAGCGACGTATTAAGACAATCCACAGGAGCGGGAGCAGGAGGAGCCAACGGGGTAGCTGGAGGAGCGGCAGGGCCTAAAAAGTCCACCTCTTTAACAGGGGTTAAAGGCGGTAGGCCTACTCATATTAATATAGACATAGGCAAGTTAATTGAAAACTTCAATATAACTACTACTAATATGCAGGACACTACTAACCAATTAAAGGACAAAATAGCTCAAACTTTACTCGGGGCAGTTAATAACGTTAATAATATAGCGCAATAATGAAAAACCAAATAAAAGGAAAGTTTACCCCAATAGTAGACCCTGAGATAGTTTTAAAAGGGTTTGGAATACAAGCCTTAAAGCGGACATTTTACTCAACACAGTTAAGCGCTGAGGAGGAGGACGAGAACGCAGCTAATTTAACTAGCTATTTAGGTACTCCGGTATTTTCAAACATTGAGTTAATTCCTGGAGAGTACACGGATAAAAACGGGGACACAGTTCCTTACGGGGAGATATTTAAAAACTCAGAAAATGAGACTTTTAGAATTGACACCGTTTTAATAGACGTGAGCCAAGAAAAGCAAATAATTAAGACAAATATCCAAGGGGTTAGCGGTTCAGTTAAGGAGTATATAAGCAAGGGCGACTATCAAATTAAAGTTAGAGGCGCGTTAGTGGATGAGAATGGGCGGCGGTATCCTGAGGAGCAAGCTACACAATTAAAAGAATATTTAGAGGTAGAGGCTACTATAGGTATAGCCTCACGATTTTTAAATGATATTTTCGACGTATCAAATATAGTTATAGAGTCGTTTACTTTTCCACAGGTCGAAGGGTTTCAAAACACTCAATTCTTTGAGTTTTCAGCGGTTTCGGACGACCCTATAGAGTTAACGGTATTAGGTAACACGTTTAGCGAAGGCGCTTCGTTTTAAGCTATGGACAGACTAGACAGTAAAATAACCTTTAACGATCCTTTTGGGACACAAAAACCTCAGGCGTTTACGTTTTGTACGGAGGTTAGTATAGACTCAAGTTATGACAATCTAACGGACAAAGCCAGCTTTATAATACCTAAGAAAATTAGATATTCTAGAGAGGACGGCACCACGGTAGACGCAATAGTTAGAGGGGATAACCCACTATTTAAAATAGGGGATAAAGTAGACATTGAGGTAGGTTATAACTCTAAAATAAAACAAGTATTTAAGGGCTACACGTCTGGAATAAGGCAAAAGTTCCCTTTAAGGTTTGACCTAGAGGACGAGGTTTATAGACTCAAGCAAAACAGTTTAACCCTAAGTTTAGAGAACCCTAAGTTAAGCGACTTGTTAGGGGAAATACTTCCAACGGGGATAATTTACGAGATCACAGCGGAGCAAAATCTAGGGCAATTTAGAATAAATAACGCTACACCGGCGGCAGTATTAGACGAACTAAGGAAAAAGCACGGTATATACTCCTTTTTTAGGGATGGAATACTATATGTAGGTTTGTCAATTGTGGCAGAGTTACAAAGCTCCCACCGTTTTGAGTTCAACACTCCCGACATTATCACAGGGGACAGCTTAACATATATAGACGCCTCAGAGCGTAAAATTAAGGTAGTAGCTAAGTCAATAGCAAACGATAATACAACACTAGAGGCAACGGCAGGGGATGAGAGCGGAGAGACTAGGACCTTATACTTTAATAACTTAACCTTAACAGAGTTACAGGACGTAGCGGACAGATCAGTAGACGAAATGAAGTACAGCGGGTACGATGGGTCGTTTACTACCTTTGCTACTCCGGTGGTAAAACATGGGGACGTGGTAGAGTTAATAAACAAGACTATCCCCGAGCAAAACGGTGGTTATTTAGTTACTAGGGTAGTGACTCGCTTTGGCTGGGGTATTGGAGGCCGTCAGGATATTTACATCAAGCAAAAGATATACGACTTAGACGCTAACGGGGTACAGATACCAATTAACGAATAAATGGCACAAGACACGCAAGACATAGGCGACTTAATTAGAAAGTTAGTAGAAAATAACGAGGAGGTTTATAGCCTACCTTGTAAAGTAGTTAAGGTTTCCGCAGAAGTGGCCGAACTCGCTCCCTTGAATGGCGACGCGAATATATTCGGGGTTAAGCTAATAGCGGGGACCTCAGCGACTCCCTTACTTATAACCCCTACAGTGGACTCTATAGTTATAGCTACCTTTTTAAGCAAGGACACGGCATTTATAGGGCTTTACTCAGAGATTGACACCATAGCAATAAGAGGGGACCAATTCGGGGGGTTAATTAAAATTGAGGAGTTAACTAAAGAGTTAAAGCTACTAAACACCTTTTTAAGTTCGTTTACTACAGTTTTAGGAGGCACTCCAATACCTGAACCAGGCAACGGCGCCCCTTCGGCTTTACAAACTGCTTTAAATGCCGCTTTAAGTTCTTTACAGCTACCTACCTACACGACTATAGAAAACGACAAGGTTAACCACGGCTAAATACTTAGTCCAATTCCAAAAGCTAGGCGCTTTATTTTGTATTTTTACTTTATGGCAGCCCAGGACATTAAAATAGAGAATAACGATTTATTTATAGACTCTAACATTGGGGACTTTGCAATTGCTTTAAGCGACACTCAACACGTTCAGGATATAATTAACTCCTGGGCTGGATGGTGGAAAGAGTTCCCTACTTTAGGGGTAGGGATAAAGCAATATTTAGGGCGCTCCGGTGGTGTTCAATTAACTAAGCGAGCTATTAAGATACATTTAAAAAGCGACGGTTATAGAGCGGATAAAATAGAGGTCCAAGGCTCTAGCGTTTATGTAACAGGGGACAGGATTAAAAAGGTTTTAAGCACTATATCAAATTAATGAGTACTTACACCACTATACAGAGTCAAACTATTTGGGATTTAAGCCTACAGCTTTACGGTGACACCTCAAACGTGGTTAAACTTATAAGCGAAAACCCAACTTTAAGCAGTGTAGGCAAGCTAATACCTCCGGGAACGGTTATAGAATATACTAAGCCGGTAGGTAATACAATAACTACTTTTTTTAGCAATAGACAGACAGACCCAGTAACAGGCACGGGCAACCCTTTACAAGGCTCCGGCT